GGCTAACACGCATGAGGATTGGCGGGTTGAACTCCCGAGTGATGCGGTGACCGAATCCGCACAATCTGGCAAAGCAGTCCTCAGCCGTGTTGGGGTGGATATGACTGAAAGAAAACGGCAGATATTGGAGTTCATCCGGGCGTACATCAAGGTACATGGGATGTCGCCTTCTTACGAGGCGATAGCCTTGGGGGTAGGCATGAAGGCTAAGTCCAATATTCATAGGATTGTCAAAAGGCTCCAAGAGGATGGGATCTTGGAGGTCAAGCCACGTAAGTTTTATGGAATAAGGCTGTTCGACAGGACGGTAAAAGAGATCTCTTCTTTATGACATTGCTTACAAAAAAAGAAATAGCTGATTACGTTGCTATTGTGGACAAGATCCCTGAGGCAGAGAGGAACAAGGTTTTCTCTTTGTTGGAGATGGACAGGATAGAGCGGTGTAAGGAGTCGTTTCTTTTCTTTGTGACCCAGATGTGGCCTGCGTTTATCTCCGGGAAACATCATCAGATCATGGCAGAAGCCTTTGAGAGGGTTGCATCCGGGCAGTTGAAAAGGTTGATTATCAACATGCCTCCCCGGCATACCAAGTCAGAATTTGCGTCTTATCTCTTGCCCGCGTGGTTTCTAGGGAAGTACCCGGAAAAGAAGATTATCCAGACTGCCCACACGGCAGAACTGGCAGTTGGTTTTGGTCGAAAGGTGAGGAATCTTGTCCAATCAGAAGGATATGGGAAGGTCTTTGAGACAAAGCTCTCCTCTGACTCCAAGGCAGCAGGTCGTTGGAACACTCATATGGGTGGTGATTACTTTGCTATCGGTGTTGGCGGCGCTGTCACTGGCAAGGGCGCTGACCTTCTGATCATTGATGACCCCCATTCCGAGCAGGAAGCCAAGCAAGGCAATCCTGCTGTGTTTGATTCGGTCTATGAATGGTACACATCCGGTCCCCGGCAGCGTCTACAGCCCGGAGGAGCCATCATTATTGTGATGACCCGGTGGTCCAAGCGAGATTTAACGGGGCAAATCCTTAAAAACGCAGAAAAAGATGGGGTAAATGAGTGGGAAGTCATCGATTTCCCCGCAATTTTGCCTTCTGGAACCCCGCTTTGGCCCGGATTTTGGAAAAAAGAGGAACTAGAAGCCCTAAAAGCTGAACTTCCTGTCGCCAAATGGGAAGCCCAGTACCAACAAAACCCCACTTCCGAAGAAGGAGCCATTGTAAAGAGGGATCAATGGCAGATTTGGGAGAAGTCCGACCCACCCTCCTGCGAATATGTCATCCAAAGCTGGGATACGGCGTTTGAGAAGAACAACAGGGCAGACTATTCAGCCTGTACTACATGGGGAGTCTTCCAACATCCCAACAAAAACGGGGATTTGAGACCCAACATCATCCTTTTAGATGCGTTTAAACAGAGGCTTGAGTTCCCGGAGTTGAAGAAGAAGGCGTTTGACATGTGGCAGGAATGGAACCCTGACACCCTCCTGATAGAGAAGAGAGCCGCCGGGGCACCCTTGATCTATGAGATGAGAAAAATTGGAATTCCCTTGTCGGAATATACACCGGGCAAAGGAAACGATAAGATTGCGCGTGTAAACGCTATATCCGACCTGTTTGCATCGGGAGTGGTCTGGTGCCCGGAAACAAGATGGGCAGATGAAGTCATGGAAGAAATGGCTTCCTTTCCCAATGGCGACCATGATGACTTGGTTGACTCCTCTTCTCAGGCTCTGTTGCGTTTTAGACAAGGTGGATTTATTTCGGTCTATTCTGATGAAGAAGATGAACCGAGATACTTCCGTCGTCGCATGGCTTATTACTAGGAATCATCATGGCGATTGAAAAGAGCGTCTACCAAGCCCCTATGGGTTTAGCTTCCTTAGCGGAGGAGCCAATTGAAATCGAGATTGAGAACCCTGAGTCGGTATCCGTGGATGGGGTGGAGATTATCCTTGAGGAAACTAACGAGATTGATGGTATTGCGTTTAACGCGAACCTTGCGGAGATTCTCGACGAGGGCGTTTTAAACACCATCGCCAGCGAACTGACCGAACTTGTCGAAGCCGACATAGATTCCAGAAAAGATTGGGCAGAGACCTTCGTTAAGGGTCTTGAGGTCTTGGGTCTTCAATATGAGGAAAGGACGGAGCCTTGGAATGGAGCGTGTGGTGTTTACTCGACCGTCCTGACAGAAGCCGCCATAAGGTTTCAGTCGGAATCGATTATGGAGACCTTCCCTGCTGGAGGTCCGGTCAAGACCGAGATCATAGGCGCGATAAACAAGATGAAGGAGGACGCTGCCGAGCGGGTCAGGACAGACATGAATTACACCCTGACCGAGAAGATGACGGACTACCGCCCGGAACATGAAAGACTTCTCTATTCCTTGGGTCTAGCCGGATCAGCGTTTAAAAAGGTCTACCCGGACACCCAGAAAGAAATCCCTGCCGCCCCGTATATCCCCGCCGAAGATGTCATTGTTCCCTACGGAACCTCCTCCCTGAGAAACGCAGAACGTATTACCCACGTAATGCGTAAGACCAAGAATGAGATAAAGAAACTCCAGCACAGCGGGTTCTACCGGGACATAGAGTTGGGCGAACCCATGAACATCTTGTCAGACATTGACAAGAAGAAAGCCGAGCAACAAGGGTACAAGACCAACGACGACGACCGCTACCGCATTCTTGAGATCCACACCTATCTGGACATTGAAGGCTTGGAGGATGTGGATGAAGACGGAGAGCCTACCGGGATTGCCCTGCCTTATGTGGTAACCATCGACCAAGGAACCAATGAGGTTCTTTCGGTTTATCGGAACTGGAACGAAGACGACCCCAACAAGCTGGCTCGTCAACATTTTGTGGACTACTGCTACATCCCCGGATTCGGTTTCTACGGTCTGGGTTTGATACATATCATTGGTGGGTACGCCCGTGCGGGGACCTCGCTGATCAGACAGTTGGTCGATGCCGGAACCCTCTCTAATCTGCCCGGTGGTTTAAAGACCCGTGGGATGCGGATCAAGGATGACGACACCCCCATCGCTCCGGGCGAGTGGCGGGATATCGATATTCCCAGCGGGGCAATGCGTGACAACATCATGCCTCTCCCGTACAAGGAGCCAAGCCAAGTCCTGTTCACCCTCTTGAATCAAATCACTGAAGAGGGCAGAAGACTAGGCTCTATCGGGGAAATGAAGATTTCTGACATGAGCGCCAACGCGCCTGTCGGGACGACACTGGCATTGCTAGAGCGCCAACTGAAGATGATGTCGGCAGTTCAGGCTAGGGTCCATGCCTCAATGAAGCAGGAGTTTAAACTGCTCAAAGAGATCATCAAGGACTACGCCCCGACAGAATATGACTACGACCCGGAGTCTGGCGACCGCAAGGCAAAACAGTCGGATTACGACATTGTCGAGGTAATCCCGGTCTCAGACCCGAACTCCTCCACGATGGCTCAAAGGATCATGCAGTACCAAGCTGTGATCCAACTAGCCGCCCAAGCCCCACAAATCTATGACCTGCCCAACCTCCACAGACAGATGATTGAGGTTCTGGGGGTCAAGAACGCAGAGAAGTTAGTCCCTGTCGAAGACGACCAGAAGCCAAAAGACCCCATCTCGGAGAACATGGCTTTCTTGAACGGGAAGCCCACGAAAGCGTTCATTTATCAAGATCATGACGCGCACATCGCGGCGCACATGGCATTTATGCAAGACCCAATGATTGCGCAGATTATTGGTCAAAACCCGATGGCGCAGAAGCTTCAGGCGGCAGCAATGGCGCATATTGCTGAACACCTAGCCTTCAATTATCGGAAGAAGGTCGAAGAACAGATTGGTGTGCCCATCCCCGCGCCAGATTCGGAACTGCCGGAAGATGCGGAAGTCCAGTTGTCCCGGCTGGTCGCCCAAGGTGCCCAACAACTACTCCAGCTTAACCAAGCCACCGCCCAGCAGGCTCAGGCTCAACAACAAGCCCAAGATCCTCTGGTTCAGATCCAACAGGCAGAACTTCAGATCGATGCCCAGAAAGCTCAGACTGATGCCCAAGTTGCACAGGCGAAACTGCAACTGGAAGCCCAGCGTATCCAAAACCAAAAAGATGTCGATATGGCAAGGATAGCTTCGCAAGAAAAGTTGGCTAACCAGAAAGTTCAGGTTGACTTGTTTAAACGGAGTAATAAATAATGGGAAACGAAGAGAAGATACTCCAGCATCTTCTTAAAGAAATGAAGGAGAGGGAGGAGTCCCTTTCTGGAAGCATCTGTGACGGCGGTGCGAAAGATTACGCCGAATACAGATACTTGTGCGGACAGATCCAAGGTCTGGGGTTTGCACAAATGACAATAACAGACCTTGTGCGAAGACTGGAGAAATTTGATGAGTGAAATCCTTTTGAGTGAGGATGGAGAAACGACAACGACGCTACCTGAAACTGCGGAAGAGAAGGCGCGTCAACTGCCTGACCCTAGCACCTTTTATCTCTTGTGCGCTCTACCTGAGATTGAGGAGAAGTTTGATAGCGGTTTGGCAAAAGCTGGAACCACGATGCATTACGAAGAGATTCTTTCCCCAGTGCTTTTCGTAATGAAAATGGGTCCTGATGCCTACAAAGACACCAAGAAGTTTCCTAGTGGACCTTCTTGCAAAGTAGGCGACTTTGTTCTTGTGCGACCAAATACAGGAACAAGGATAAAGATTCATGGCAAAGAATTTCGCATGATCTACGATGACAGCGTCGAAGCAGTCGTCCAAGATCCTCGCGGAATATCCCGTGCGTAGGAGGGATCATGGCTGAATACATGGAAACACTGGACTTAGATAAGGCTGGCGACAAGCCCGAACAGATCGTTGAAATGGCAAGTGAAGACGATCTTGAAATTGAAATCGTTGACGACACCCCGGAAGAGGATCGTGGGCGCGAACCCATGAAAACTCCTCCAGAGGAGCCGACCGACGATGAACTTGCCACGTACTCAAAGCGAGACCGCAATCGGATTCGCGAGTTTACAAAGGGGTATCACGACGAGCGCAGAGCCAAAGAAGCAGCGTTACGCGAAAAGGAAGAGGCTATTCGGTTAGCCAAAGCCTACTTTGAGGAAAACCAAAAACTCAAAGGATCTGTAAATACTAGCCAGAATGCTCTTCTTGAGCAGGCAAAGAAACAGATAGCGTTTGAGCTTGATGAGGCAAAGCGTAAGTACAAGGAAGCGTATGAATCGGGGGATGCTGATGCACTTGTGGAAGCACAAGACCATCTGACATCAACCAAGTTCAAAGCCGAGCGATTGAGTAACTTTAAGCCCGCTCCTGAAGAGGAACCGGCAGAAAGTTTCCCACAGGCTGTACAGCAACCAGCAGATGTCGATGAGAAAGCCGAAAGGTGGAGGCAGCGAAATGAAGGCTGGTGGGGCAGAGACAAGGAAATGACCGCGTTTGCTCTAGCTGTACATGACAAACTTGTTAACGACGACTACGTTGACCCTAAGAGTGACGAGTACTACCGACGCTTGAATGCTAGGTTACGCCAAGTGTTCCCGGATAAATTTGAGTCCGAGGAACCCGCTGATGCGCCAACTCAGCGCCCTACAAAGTCAAATGTCGTTGCTTCAGCAACACGTAGCGTTGCGCCAAAGAAAATCACGCTTACGCCGTCTGAAGTCAGCATCGCCAAGCGCCTTGGTGTTCCTCTGGAACAGTATGCGCGAGAGGCTGCGAGATTAAGGAGAGAAAAAAATGGATGATCAAAAACGAGAAAAGCGAAACACTGATAGCCGGGATGAAAAGGATCTGAGACCCAAGCGTTGGACCCCTCCCCAGTTGCTTCCTGAGCCAGACCCAGAGGATGGTTACGCCTTCCGCTGGATTCGTATCAGTACGCTCAACCGGGATGATCCCGTTAATATCTCGACAAAGTTTCGCGAGGGTTGGGAACCTGTAAAGGCAGCTAGTCAACCAAGAATGCTTCACCTAAAGTCAACGGATAACCGTTTTCCTGATGGTATTCAGATTGGTGGATTGCTCCTTTGCAAAACCCCTGTTGAATTCGTCGAACAACGTAATGAGCATTTCCTCGAAAGCGGAAGGCAATTTATGGAGTCGGTGGACAACAATTTTATGCGTGAAAGTCATCCTTCGATGCCACTCTTTAGCGAGAAACGCTCGAAGGTCACTTTTGGTAGATCTTAATTTTTAGGAGCAACAAATGGCTTATCCCACTGTAAGCTCGCCTTACGGTCTACAGGCTGTCAATCGTATTGACGGCTTGCCGTATGCGGGTCAGATTCGCCAGATTCCTATTGCCACCAACTACGCTACCGCCATTTTCTACGGCGATACCGTAAAGATCAGCAATGGTTATCTGGTTGCCGACACCGGCACAGACGATGCAACTCCTTGCGGCGTTCTGGTCGGTTGTGCTTATGTCAACTCTTCTGGTCAGCCGGTTGAAGGTCAGTACTACCCCGCCGCAGCAGCGACTAGCTCCAATGCCGCTCTGGGTTACGTAGTAGATGACCCAATGGCTGCATTCAAAGTTGCTGTTGTTTCGTCCGGTACTACTGTTACCACCACAGGTGTGAGCCGTGCTGTAGTCGGTTCAAACATGGCACTGGTCCAGAATACTGGTTCGACAACAACTGGTGACTCAAAGGTTGCCGTGCTGTCTGGTAGCGATGCAACGACTAACACCCTCCCGGTGCGCGTCATTGATGTCGTTCCTGAGACTGCACTGAGCGCCAATGCGTTTGTGGAATTGATCGTCAAGATCAATACTCACCAGTACAACAGCACCACTGGTGTATAAGGAGAGTAAATCATGGCAATTTCACGCGCACAAATGCTCAAGGAGCTTCTGCCCGGTCTGAACGCACTGTTCGGTCTGGAGTACAAGACCTATGGCGAAGAGCACAAAGAGATCTACGAAACCGAAACTTCGGAACGTAGCTTTGAAGAGGAAACCAAGCTGTCTGGCTTTAGTGCCGCTCCCGTTAAAAACGAGGGCAGCGCAATGGCATATGACAACGCGCAGGAAGCTTGGACTGCTCGATACAACCATGAGACCATCGTTCTTGGTTTCTCGCTGACCGAAGAGGCAATTGAGGATAACCTCTATGACTCTCTGTCGCAGCGTTATACCAAGGCTCTGGCTCGCGCTATGGCTTACACCAAGCAAGTTAAGGCAGCTTACGTGCTGAACAATGCGTTCAACACCGCAGTTACCTACGGCGACGGTGTGACCCTGTGTAATACAGCCCATCCGCTGATCTCTGGCGGCGTTAACAGTAACCGTCCCGCTACAGGCGCTGACCTGAACGAGACCTCGCTGGAAAACGCAGTCATCCAGATCGCAGCTTGGACTGACGAACGTGGTCTGCTGATCGCAGCGCGTCCGAAGAAACTGATTGTGCCCCCGGCACTCCAGTTCGTCGCGACCCGCCTGCTGGAAACAGAACTGCGCGTCGGCACCAACGACAACGACATCAACGCCATCAAGAACAACGGCTCTGTGCCGGAAGGCTATCGCGTCAATCACTATCTGACTGACAACAACGCTTGGTTCCTGATGACTGATGTTCCCAATGGTCTGAAGCACTTTGTTCGTACCCCGATGCAAACGGGCATGGACGGTGACTTTGACACCGGCAACGTGCGCTACAAGGCACGTGAGCGTTACAGCTTCGGTGTTTCGGACCCGCTGGGCATCTTCGGTTCGCCGGGTGCCTAATGGAAAGGGGGGCTTTACGCCCCCTTTTCTATGGTATATAAAGTGGTAATTCCGGGGTTTAAACAGGTGCTTGCGAACAGACCCGGCTGACTTCATGCAGATCGCTTGCGCCTAACTCGCATGAGAGGACAACATGGCAGTTTCTACTACCCAATCCATTTGGCGTTCGGGTGGCGGCGATCAGACCCGTACCGCATATTGCGGTTCTGGCATGATGGCGGCTGATTTCTACTTTGACCCGACCGCAGTTAATACAACCACCGTCAAGGTTTCTTCCGCTTCTGGCGCTCCGGCAGTCATTCTTCCGGCTGGTGCTGTCATTACGGCAATTCAATTTGATGCTCTAGGTACTGGTGGCACAACCCCAACGATGGACATGGGTTTTACCACCTATTCTTCTGGCACCGCCACTCCAACTGGTCTTATTGACAACTATGCCGCTGATGCTGGCAAGAAACAAGTTGTCTGGGGTGACAGCGGCGCTGGCACTTCGCTCGGCACTGTTATGTCGGCAACGCAGATGGTTTACATCACTGGTGGCGCTAATACTGGCGATGCTCCAACTGGCGGTACAGTAACTGGTCGTATTCTTTATTACGTTACCGATCCGTACCTCGGTCAGCAGAACGTCTAATAGGGGGCCGTCATGGCTATGCAAACAGACGTTAAAGGCGCTACTTGTGCGGCTAACGGCTCAACCACGGCTTACAACGGGAGAACCCGTTTAAAGGGGCTGTGGTACAGCGCTACCGCACAGGGCACCATCGCTGTAAAAAATAGTGGAACCACCTTGTTCACATTCAACATCGGCGGGGCAGAGACCAACTATGTTCTTTTCCCCGGCGAAGGTGTGCTTGTGGAGACAAGTTTGGTAATTACTAACAGTGCGGCAGTGTCTTCGGTGGCGTTCTATGGTTGAAGAGAAGAAATTTAGTCTTGCGGGGAGAAAGCTTTTCATTGCCATTCCGGCATATGATGGCAGGATATGCATCCACTCTGCCTACGAGCTTCCAAAGCTTGCTATAGCATCCCTCAAGTACAAGTTTTCTATCTATCTCGGGCATCTTTCCGGGAGTTCAATCATTACTCGCGCCCGCAACTCTCTGGTCAATCAGTTCATGGAATCGGATTGCACAGAGATGTTGTTCATCGACTCAGACATCCACTTCAAGCATGAAGACGTTCTCCGGATCATGGCTCTAGGGTCTGACCGGGATGTCTTGTGCGGGTCATATCCCCGAAGGGCGGCAGACCAGAAGTTCTTCACCGACATCTACTACAACGAGCATGGCGGTGTTGAGCTAACGGAAAACGGTCTTCTACGGGTTGACAGGATAGGCACAGGATTCATGTTAATCCGTCGCCATGTCATCCAGAAGCTCATGGATGACCATCCTGAATGGAAGTATTGGGTCAATGTGGAGAAAACACACCACCATGCGATTTTTGACTTCAAAGCCACTCCCGACGGCTACATGGGCGAGGACTACCTCTTCTGTGACCGTGTAAGAGAGGCAGGCTTCAAAATCTATGTGGACCCTGAAACCAACCTTGGTCATTTTGGAAACACAGAGCATACCGGGCATTTTGGTAATCAAGTGCTTCAGCCAATGATTGAGGACACCCTATTAAAGGTTGCAAATGGCTAAGACTCCAGCATGGCAAAGATCAGAAGGCAAGAATCCGAAGGGTGGTCTGAACGCGAAAGGTCGCGCTTCGGCAAAGAAGCAGGGGATGAATTTAAAGCCCCCGGCTCCCAACCCGAAAACTTCCGAGGCAAAAGGTCGGAAAGCATCGTTTTGCGCCCGAATGGAAGGGCACAAGAGAAAAAATACCAGTGCAAAAACGGCGAATGATCCAAACAGCCGTATCAACAAATCATTGAGAGCTTGGAATTGCTGAAATGGAAATGATGTTATGGAACACCGCCATCACTATTATTCTGGGATTGGTCGGTTGGGGATTGCGTACAAAAGACAAGGAAGTGGATTCTCTGAAGGAAGAACTTCAGCGCATTCAAATCCTGTTGAATCGTACTCGCGAGGAAGTTGCAAAGGAATACGTCACGAAGGTTGAGGTCCATGCAGACATCAATCGTGTATTAGATCGTCTGGATCGTTTGGATGCGAAGCTAGACAGATTGGTGGAGGCAAAGCATGGATAAAGTTAAGAAAGTAATGGAAGAGTTCAAGTCAGGTAAGTTGAAGTCTTCTTCTGGCAGCAAAGTTACCAACCCAAAACAAGCCATTGCTATCGGTCTATCTGAGGCTGGCTTATCTCGCAAAGCCAAAGGAGGCGAAATGAAAGAGTCCAAAGCAATGGTCAAGAAGGAAGTTGGCTTTATGAAGAAGAAAGGCGCTCCCAAGTCCATGATCAAACATGAGATGGCTGAAGCTGGCATGAAGCGCGGCGGCAAGGTCAAGAAGATGGCTTCAGGCGGGCTGACCGGTGGGCACAAGTCGGCAGATGGTATTGCTCGTAAGGGCAAGACCAAGGGCAAAGAAGTCAAGATGGCATACGGCGGTAAGTGCTAAGAGGTGAACCATGAAAAAGACAAAACGCTATCAGGAAGGCGGCAGCGCCGAAGAAGACAAGAAAAGAGGGTTAGAAGCATCTAAAGATGAGAAGGTTGGTTTCATTGAGCGCCTCCGTATGGGTAACATTGACGACCCAAAGTCTGAGGCTTATAAGCGTTTTGGTGCTGGTCGTGGTGCTGTCGAACGTGCTAAGAGCATGGCTCCTGCCCCACAATCTATTCGGGCTACTGACTCAGGGAAAGGTGTGCCGGGTTTCGGTGCCCCAATGCTCCCAAAGCCAGTAGAAGAACGCGCTCCGTCTAGTATGCCTCCTGCTCTACGCAGTGCCGTTGAAGGCGCTGGTGTAGGTGAAGGCGGTAAAGCTCCGGTCGTAAAAGGTCCAGATCAGCCTGTTCCAAGACCTAAGAAACAGCCTAAGAAAGCTTCTGGGTACAAGATTGACGAAGAAGGTCCAGCAAAAATAGGCAATCAAAACACCTTTAATTTTGATTTGCGTAAAAAGGCTGCTTCTCCCAAAACCTCAGAACTTGAAAGCGAAGCGGCAGACAGAGACAGAAAGCGCAAAGCCTTGTTGGCAACAGCAGGTGCCGCGACTCTTGGGGCTATGGCTTCTGGTCTGAGAGGCAGAAACAAAAGGCAATTGGAAGAGCTTGACTCTGGGTTGAAAGCTTCTGGCGGTCGTTATGGCGGTCGTCAGGGCAAATACATCCAAGAGATTGACCCAATGTTTACTGGCAGCGCAGGATTTGAGCAAGGTCCCATGAAAAAGGGCGGCAAGGTTAAAGCCAAGCCTGTCAAGAAGTACGCATCTGGCGGCATGGTATGCAAAGCCTCGAAACGTGCTGATGGTATTGCCAAGAAAGGCAAGACGAAGGGGAGGATCATCTAATGGGCAAGATGAAGATGAACTTTGGTGGCAAAGACATAGAAGTTGACGACTTGGTAGCCCGACCACCTAAAGGCGGGAAGGCTCCTAGTTTAAACGACGTAAAGCCACTTCCTAATCCCAAGCCCACAAAGCCGGGTGATTATAAAAAGTACGCTACTCCATTGAAAGATTCTGGCACCAATGAAGGTACAGACCAAGCTTCGGCTAATAAAAACCTTCCTAATGACTACTTCAACGTGATGCAAGATCAGCAGAACAAGAAGGGGATGGGGAATTATGAGCGAGATAAAAAACTGGGTTACAAGTCTGGTGGCAAAGTTGGTTCAGCGTCTAAACGCGCTGATGGTTGCGCTAAGAAAGGTAAAACCAAAGGGAGAATCCTATGATGGCAAGCCGGGGGATGGGGGCAATTAAGCAGTCCAAAGTCCCCAAGATTGTCAGAAAGAAGGACGGGGATGCTCCTGTCGAGATATTCAAAGAGGGCGGGGAAGTTTGGGATAGACCTCGTCCTAAAGGGCTGGGCAAGCCAAAGAAGCTCTCTTCTGCAAAGAAGTCCAAAGCCAAGGCAATGGCTAAGGCAGCAGGCAGACCATACCCGAACTTAATCGATAACATGAGGGCGGCGAAGAAATGACTACTACCGGCTCCACCATGTTCAACATGGAGTTTGTGGAGATCGCTGAAGAGGCGTGGGAGAGGGCTGGGCGCGAGATGCGCAGCGGTTACGATCTCAAGACTGCGCGGCGCTCCATGAACCTTTTGACCATTGAGTGGGCAAATCGTGGCATCAACATGTGGACTATCGAGCAGGGCACCATCACGCTTGAGCAAGGTTTAAACACCTACCCACTACCTATAGACACGATTGACCTGTTGGAGCATGTAATTCGTACCAATGCCAACCAGCAGAACCTCCAAGCAGATTTAAACATTAGCAGGATCAGCGCTTCAACCTACGCAACAATCCCGAATAAGCTCACCCAAGCCCGTCCAATTCAGGTCTGGATTCAGCGCCTGTCTGGTCAGGTAGGTCCTGCCGGGGCGACTCTGGTTGGTAACCTGACCTCTACCAGCGACTCCATCACCCTAAGCTCCACGGATAACTTGGCTTCCAGCGGGTATATCAGGATTGATTCGGAAGACATCTACTACGGTTACATTTCTGGCAATGTCCTGATGAGTATATTCCGGGGACAGAACAACACTACCGCTGCCCCACACACGACGGGCGCGACGGTGTATGTGCCTCAATTACCTGCGATTACTGTCTGGCCCACGCCAGATGGCTCCCAGACTTACACGTTCGCTTACTGGAGACTGCGCCGGGTACAGGATGCAGGAAACGGTATCCAGACGGCAGATATGAACTTCAGATTCTACCCATGCCTAGTGGCAGGGCTGGCGTACTACATCGCCATGAAGGTGCCTGAGTTGATGCCAAGGCTGGAAATGTTGAAGGCAGTCTATGACGAGCAGTTCAATCTGGCGGCAGGCGAAGACAGGGAAAAAGCGGCTCTTAGACTTGTTCCAAGGGCAACATTCATTGGTGGGAGTTTCTACTGATGGGTAACAGATATTCCTCTGGCAAATTTAGCATTGCCCAGTGTGATATTTGCGGTTTTAGGTTTAAACTTAAACAGCTTCGTTATGAGGTTGTTAAAACAAAGTTGTACCAATTGAAAGTCTGTAACGAGTGCTGGTCTCCTGACCATCCTCAGTTGCAGTTAGGCATGTACCCAGTGGATGACCCTCAAGCAGTTAGGGAGCCGCGCCCAGATACGACCTACTTTACTGCTGGTTTAAACGGTCTACAGGATGCGCCTAACGGTGGAGATGGTGGATTTCCGACAGGTGGTTCTAGGGATATTCAGTGGGGTTGGTACCCGGTGGGTGGGTCCAGAAACTATGATTCTGTTTTGACACCAAACAATCTTGTATCCAGAGCTTTGGTGGGCAACGCAACTGTAAGTGTTACATAAGGAGCAAAAATGGACAAAATGAAACAAGTTGCCAAGGCTGAAGTCAAGGCTCATGAGAAGCGTATGCACAACATGGCTAAGGGCGGCGTGACCAGTATGCAGATGAAGAAAGTCGGTCGCAACATGGCACGTGCAATGAACCAGAAGTCTTCTGGAAGGGGTCGATAATGGCTAAGTTCAGTCACAAAGTTCAGGGCAAAGAGATTGGTCCAGCCAGTGTCTATGCCAAGCCCCACGACATGTCGGGCAAGGAAACCAAGCCAAAAGTCAATACCGAGTCTGGCGCGAAGGTCATGGACAATTTAAACATGTCTGTAGGCGTTATCAGCAAGGGTAACTACCCGGCAGAAAAGACTTCCGGCATCAAGATTCGTGGTACTGGCGCGGCAACCAAAGGCGTGATGGCACGTGGTCCGATGGGGTGAATGAATGAACTACGCAGACCTTGTCAGCACGGTTCAGGATTATGCGGAGAATGACTTTGACTATTCTTCTAACCCGAGAATCATAAATACATTCATACGTCAGGCAGAGCAACGCATCTACAACACGGTGCAGATTGCCAACTTGAGAAAGAATGTAACGGGCAGTCTTACGTCTGGGAACAAGTATCTCCAGTGCCCGACTGATTTCCTGTCAGTGTATTCCCTAGCCATTTATCCAAACGGTGGCGGGGACTATACCTATCTGCTGAACAAAGATGTGAACTTCATACGCGAGGCATATCCGGGTCCAACCGACACCGGTAAGCCTAAGCATTACGCCATATTCGGTCCTTCCTCTACGAATGTTAACGAACTGACATTCATTGTTGGTCCAACGCCAGACGCAAACTACGGGGCAGAACTGCATTACTACTACTACCCTGACTCAATAGTCCAAAGACCTATTGCTTCTCTATCCATTTCCAATGCTGGCACAGGCTACGCAAATGGCACATATTTCAATGTTCCATTGACCAACGGCACCGGCTACGGCGCTTTGGTAAACATTGTGATCACGGGCAATGTTATTACTTCCGTAAGTCTTGTGGATGGTGGTTGTTACTATGTGACCAACGATGTTTTGGGTGTGAGCGCATCAGACGTTGGTGGTCTGGGTTCGGGTTTTGCGGTGACTGTTGGTACTGTGACGAATGCTACTGGCACGACTTGGCTTGGCGACAACTTTGATTCTGCCTTGTTCAACGGGACGATGCTGGAAGCATTGACATATATGAAAGTCCTGCCAGAAGACAAGTCCCTGTACGAAGACAGATATGTTCAATCCATCACTCTGCTTAAAAATCTGGGCGATGGGAAACAGCGTATGGATGCTTATCGTGATGGTCAGGTCAGGTTGCAGGTGAACTGATGAGCATTGTTCAAACACAGACCACAAGCTTCAAGGAAGAGTTGTACAAGGGCGTTCATGACTTGACAACAGATGTCATAAAGATAGCTTTGTACACAGCGGATGCAAATTTAAATGCAGACACGACTGTTTACACATCTTCCAATGAGGCTAGTGGTGGAAACTATGTTGCCGGGGGATCTACCCTATCTCCGGTCACTGTTTCTTCTTCTGGGACGACTGCTTATGTGGGCTTCCCGAATGTGTCTTGGACAGGGGTCATCACGGCTAGATGTGCTTTGATTTACAACTCAAGTAAGGGTAACAAGTCCATAGCAGTTTTGGACTTTGGGTCGGATAAGACATCGACGAACACTTTTTTAATAACCATGCCTCCGAATACTGCGACGGAAGCATTGATACGTAGCAGTTATTAATATGATCTCTAGCTCTGGTGGCGTTCTGTTGGGAGAAATCAAGGCGGTGTCAGTCTCTGGAAGAGGCTTTACCCCGGAAGAAGTCGCGGAGATGGCTTTAGAGAAGATTGTTTATATAGGGGAAGGTTCCCATCCTGTTATCCGAGACCAAGCGGAGGCATTTAGGAGCCAGATCCGAGCAGTATTGGTGAGGTATATGCGTCAGGCAGTTGCTTCGCATAACACCACACTGGCAAACCGCCTTCGTGAAGCGGGGCACCCTGAATTGGTAAAACTTTTGGAGGATTGATATGCCTATTTCTGTAACCACTGCCATGCCTACCTCATTCAAGGTAGAGATTCTGAAGGCAGTTCATAACTTTACTGCCTCCACTGGCAACACATTCAAGATTGCTTTGATGAAGGCAACGGCTTCTGGATCTGGAACTTACGGCGCGGCAACTACTAGCTATTCCGACCTGACTGGTAATTCAGATGAGTTGCCCAACGGTAGTGGGTATACGACTGGCGGCAACACACTTGTCTCAGTCACCCCTGTAGCAGATGGAACCACGGCAGTTTGTGACTTTGACAATACCACATGGACGGCAGCAACATTCACGACATGTGGAGCCATTATTTATAACGACAGCGCTGCGGGAGACCCAGCTTGTGCAGTTCTAAGTTTTGGTGGTGATCAGCAGGTTAGCTCTGGAGACTTCCAGATCCAGTTCCCTGCGCCCGCAGCAGCAACAGCAATTATTCGTATTGCGTAACAGGGAAAGAATGTGCCAAACAAAGGTTGGGGCATTGATGCATGGGGGGACAATGGCTGGGGCGGCATTGTTCAAACCGTTGTCGTCACTCCAACTGGCGTATCAGGAACAGGAAATGTAGGTAGTGTCACCCCAGTTGTTTTAATAACAATTACTGGGGTATCTGGCACAGGCAATGTAGGTAATGTAGCTACATCAAGTAATGAGACCGTGATCCCGACGGGGGTTGTGGGAACAGGGCAGGCAGGGACAGTAACGCCGCTCATTTCCTTCACCACATCGGGTGTACAGGGTGTTGGTCAGATTGGCAACTTCTCTGTACAAGTTGATGACATTGTCATTCCAATAGGTGTTGAAGGCACCGGCGCGATAGGCAACGTCAGCATCCTTACGGGCGTAGTTGTAAATGTTTCTGGTGTATCTGGAACAGGTTCATCGGGAACGGTAGTACCCAAAGTCTTGCCCAATGCAGTAGGCGTTAGTGGAAC